ACCATGGACCGGGCGACCGCGAAGGCCATCCTTGGCTTCAGTCGCCAGCGGGTCTTCGAACTGATCACAGACGGCAAGCTGGAGACCGCCCCGCAGGGTATGCCTGGCGTGACGGCGCGCAGCGTCCGTGACCGGCTGCGGCTGAAGGTGTCCGGCGCGCCCGAGGCGACCGCGTGAAACCCCTCGCGCTCTCCGAGGCCATCGCGGTGGCCATTGAGGCGTACCGCAAGGCCGAGGCCGAGTCGGGCCGGTTTGACGACTGGTCCGGCCCGGTGGCCGCTCGCGCGGTTGAGTTGGCCGACCTGGTGGTTGAGGCGTACGACCAGCGGCAGGCGGAGTACGACCTCCTGACGCCGTATCAGCGGGTCGTGCTGGCCCGCTCGTGGCGCGAGCACCGGCGGGCCGAAGTCCTGGAGCAGCGCGGCGGGCCGGCGGCCGGGATGCCGAAGCTGGCCGAGGCCCGGCAGCAGACCCTGGACGCGCTCACGGCGCGGCACCTGGCCGACGAACAGGGCCACCTGACGCAGGCCGGCATCACGCTGGCACAGACCGCCTGGAAGGAGGCCGGCGAGGTCGACGCGGCCGAACCGGTCTGACCTGGACACGAAGAAGCCCCCCGGTTCGCCGGGGGGCTTTCGTGGTTCACAGGTAGGGCAGGATCTCCGTCAAGGTCACTTCGCCGGTGTGCTCCCCGTTGTGGCGGTCGCATTCCACGTCGAGCGTCGGGCCTCGGTCCAGGGCCACGATCGCGGTGGCGTCGATCCAATCGCAGGCCATCGTGCCGGCCGGGACGAAGATCGCGAGTCCTTCAATCACTGTGCTCTCCGCTCTGTAGTTGTTATATGTGCAGCTTACATGCCCTTGACGGAGGCGTCAACCCCCTTGACGTATCTGTCATGTGGGTGTACCTTCAGAGCATACACCTACACGAGGAGGTCACAGTGAGCCGATCGAGCGACCTAACGAAGCTGTTCGATGAACTGGACGCGCTGAAGTTCACGGTGAAGGCCACCAAGAAGGGGCACTACATGATCTTTGACCCGAGCGGCCGGGCCATCTACACCATGAGCGGCACCGGCGGGCGCGGCCGAGGCGACACCAACGCCACGGTGGCGCTGCGCAAGCACATGCACGCCTGGCGGAACCGGTGAGCCGGCGCGGGCGCGGCGTGTGGGCCACGGTGGGCGGCGATCTCTTCTCGCTCTCCTGGCGCCTTAGCCTCGGCTGCGGCCCCACCCTGTTGCTGATCCTGGCCGGGCTCTATTTCATCCTGAAGAACTGCTGAAGGGAAACGCCATGAACGCCACTACCGCCACCGCTGCCATGCTCGTGCAGATGCACGTGCTGTCCAGGCAACTGCCGCTCAACAGTGCGCCGTTGGTCATCGCGGAGATTCAACTCGGCTCCCCGGACATCGCCATCGTGATCAACACCGACGACGAGGGGAAGGCCGTGGCCTCGGACCCCGGCGTGCCGGTCCGGGTCTCCTCGCTGCGGGCGTTCCATCAGGACTGACCGCCATGCCCCCTTGACGCTCATGTCAGGGGGGCGTACCATTTAGCCATACAGCCACACGATCGAGGGAGATCCCAATGCTGAACGCCTACGACCTCACCACCGGCAACCTGGTTCGGGTCGGCGACGCCGTGAAGACCTTCCGGGGCGAAGACGCCGTGCTGACCGGCCTGGAGCGCGCCAACGAGACCGGCCGGGACGGCAAGATCGTGGTGGACTTCGTGGTGGAGGATGGCGAGCCCGAGCAGCGCGGCTTCTACTACGCCCGCGTGTGCGGCCTGGAGGTGCGCGACCCCGGCGCCCTGCACGTCGGCACCTTCCGCGAGACGTGCTCCAGCCACGGCTGCCGGGGCTGCATCCGCTAGAAACTAGCAGGTCGCACCCCCTTGACGAGCCCGTCAGGGGGGTGTACCCTTTAGCTATACAGAGAGAGCAAGACCTACCGAGGGAGCCAGCCATGCGAATCGCCACCCACTCGATCACCGTCCAGAACACCCCGGCCGGCATCGTGGCCACCGCGACCTTCCCGGCCGGCCTGTTTGCCGCCCGTCGCCCGATCGTGGGCCAGCCGGCGGCCACCAACCAGGCCGCCATCGCCTCGCTGCTGGCCATGCCCAAGCTGCACGTGGTGCTGGCGTCGATCGTCAACCCGCCCCTGGCGCCCGACTTCGACTGACCTACCCAGGGGGGTTGACAGCCTCGTCAACCCCCCTGTAGCATTTGGGTATACAGAGCGACGTTGACAACTACAGAGCGGAGAGCACGATGCACGAGAGTATGCGCGCGGCGGCGAAGCGGAGCCCCCTGGACGTTCCCATCTTCGCCGAGGCCCGGCCTTACCTGATCGTTCGGCGCGAAGGGGTCCGCAAGGTCGTGCGGGCCACGGCGCGGCGCGAGCGCCGGGTTACCCGCCAGGAGCTGCGCGGCTGGTGACAACTGGACAAGGGCTCGGAGGTACCGAAGCGGGGTGGCATCCCGTGAGGCGGGACCCCGAGGGGAGGGACCGGAGCGCTCCGGTTGCCTGATCTCCGAGCCCTGCCACCGACAACGAGAAGCCCCCGCCGGGATCACCGGTCGGGGGCTTCTTCGGCTGTGAGCTACGCGGGTCGTACGGTACCCGTCTTGCCGGACAGGGCCAACGCCATCTCAGCGCTGGTCTTGTTGTCGTAGACCTTGTCCACGGCGGTGTCTCCGGTGCCGCTCACGCGGTGCTTCTGCTCGGAGACGGCAGCCGCTGCGGCGCCCTTGTTGCAGTTGCAGGGCATGATCACTCCCCCAGGGTCGGGATGTTGTCCAGGAGCGCCATACGCTCCCGCTCGATCGTATCCGCCACCTCGGCCATCGCCGCATCCACCTGCGCGGCGAAGTCGGCGGCAGCGTCCGGACCGGCCACCTCGGCGGCCTCGGCGCTGCGCTGGTCCAGGCCGGCCAGCATCCGGAAGACCTCCGTGGGCACGTCGGTGAAGGTCACCGTGTGCGTGCCCGAGGCCAGGCCGTCCACAGGCTGTGGATCGGTGCTGTGGAGAACTCCGGCAGCCACCAGGGCCACCGGCGTGGCGCCCTCGGAGCGAGCCACGGGGAAGCCCGGCACCGGCACGCTGATGGCCGCGATCAGCTCCAGGCTGCCACCGATGCGGCGCCAGTCGCCGGACAGCGGCAGCGCGGCGAACTGTGCGCGCTCCTCGCTGGACAGGTCGTGCACGAGCACCCCGGACAGCGCGATGCCGAAGGAGTCCTCGTACGCGCGCACCAGCGCCGCGATCTTGCCGGTGTTGTCGTAGTGCGCGGCGGCAGCACGGAAGCCCTTCGCCAGGTCGGCGTGTGGCGCTCCGAGCACCAGCGGCCCAACGGGCAGGTGCTCGCCCTCGGCCGTGGTCACCTCGGAGGTGTGGAAGTAGGCGTATGAGGCCTTGGAGTTGGGCGGGGTGACGCAGGAGCCCGGGAAGCCGACGTGGCAGGTGCTCCAGGTCGCCAGGTGGCCGTACACGCGCCCGTCGTCGGTGACAGTGAGCGGAGTAGGGCCGGCGAACTTGCGCGGGAGGAACGCCTCCAGCGGCGGCCCGGCGTAGCCGGCGGCGGCCAGGGAGGTCACCCCGCAGTCCTCGCAGTCGTCCATATCCTCGGCGAGCGCGGCGGCGAAGCCGTCCTCGTCGGCCACATCCTCCAGCGCCCACGTGTGGGCCACCTCGGCGAAGGCCGGGATGGAGACCAGGGTGGCGCCGGAGATCCGGCCCTCGGAGATCGACAGCAGCGGCTTGGCGGGGTCGCCACCGGCCATCACCTCGGCGTCAAAGGCGGCCGGGTCGAACGAGGTCCCGTCGGCGTTCTTCAGGGCGTAGGTCACGTCGTCCAGGTCCACGCTCGGGCCGTTGACTCGGGCTCGCAGCAGGGCCATGGCCTTGGCGGCATCCGGGAACAGGTCGGGGTCCAGGAACCGGCCGGAGCCGAAGGTGCCCTCGTCTCGGTGGTCCACGGACTCGATCGTGCCCACAACCGAGGAGCGCTTGTGGCCGTCGTCGGATAGCTCCTGCCACATCAGCGGCAGCGGCAGGTCCCGGTTGGAGAGCGAGCCCTCCTCGAATATCCGGCGGTCGCCGGTGGGCTTGCCGGTTGGTGCCAGCATCCCGGACCAGCGGGTCATCATCGGCATGATCGACTCCGCGTAGTCGTCGGGGCCGTCCAGGTCGGCCAGTGCGGCATCCATGGAGGCCACCTCGTGATCGTCGTGCGGGCCGGCGTGCGCGGTCACCTCGTCCAGCAACTCGTCCGTGGGCATCTCGCTACCTCCAGCGGCCCGTAGGCCCTTCGCCACCTTGCGGATCTTGCCTGCTACGTCACTCGGTGCGGACCAGCCCTCGGCGAAGGCCTTACGCGGGTCGATGCCGGGGGCCGGCGCCTTCTTCGCGGGCGGGGCCTTCGGTGCGGCGGCCTTCTTCGCTGGCGCGGCCTTCTTCGCCGGATGTGCCTTCTTGTCGGCGGCCACGGCAGCGGCGCGCTTCTTGCGGGTGCGCGTCGCGTAGTCGATCAGGACGCCAGGGTTTTTCTTGATCATGGCGTCCCACCGGGCGCGCAACTTGCGGTAGCGCTCCGAGCCCTCCTCGCCGGGCTTCAGCCGCTCCTGCTCCACGATCATGGCGACGAATTCGGCGTCGGAGAGCGCCTTGCCTCGCTCGGCCGGGCTCATCTTCTTCTCCGTGTCCTGCTGCTGCTTCGACTTCGCCCCGCCCCCGCCCCACTTGCCGTCAGCGGCGCGCGGCTGGCTCGGGTCAAACGCGAAGTCGATCTCCAACTCCTCGCCCACCTCCATGCCGTCCAGCACCTCGTCCAGGTCGGCGAGATCGGCCACCGGGCCGGCGTGCGACTGGATACCCTTCTCGGCCGGCCACTCGCCCGTGGCGCGCTTGTGCAGCTTGGCGCACAGGCCACCGGGGTTCCGGGGGAAGTATTTGCGGAGCAGCCGCTCGCAGCGCTCGAAAGAGCCGTCGGTGCCCCACCGGATCTTCACCCGGCCGCCCTCGCCGGTGGTCCAGTAGGCCCGTAGCTGGCTCGGCATCTGGCCAGGGATGGCAGCCGTAAGTGACTCGTGCATCTGGTGGAGCAGCAGTTGCCGCCCCGCCTCGTATACCGCGTTCCCCACGGCTGCCCCCATCTAAGTGTCTCGGTTGATCAGTCTGCCTGACCGAAGGCCGGCGGGTCCACGACGGTCTGCGGTCGACGTACGGAGCCGGCCACGCCGGTCTGATGCTTGATGCCGGCGCGTACCGCGCTGTCCTTCGCCTGAATGAGCAGGTTCAGCGCGCTGGTCAACTCCGGGCTGTCCGTGGCGATGGCCAGCACGATGTCCACGGCGGCGGCGTAGAACGGCTCGGAGAACACGCGCAGGGACTGCGGCAGGTGGCTGTACGTCAGCCACTGGAGGGCGTCTTTGACTCCCTGGTGCCGGCCGGCGGTCAGGATCTCGGCGTGCCGGCGGGTGCCCATCTCGGCGCCCTCGCGGTCTGGTTCGGTGATGTCAGTCATGGCTACACGCTACAGATCCCGCGTGCGGATGACCCCGCGCCGCTTGCGCTTCAAAACCTCGGCGGCCTCGCGCTCGGCGCCACGGAATCCCCGGTTGGACATGTCGGTCTCTTCGCCGGGCTCGACGTAGAGCACCGAGCACCGGCAGTTGATCCGCTCCTCGGGTGGCAGCACCTCGGCGCCCGGGAGCGGGGCGAAGAATCCACCTACGTTGAAGAGCCCATCCAGCGGCACCCGCTGCCCGTCGGCGGTGAAATGCGAGTCCCGGGTGCGCCCGTCCATGGAGGCCAGCCAGACCTTCTCCAACTGGAAGCCGAACTCGTCGGCCATGGCGCGCATGGCCTCGTCGGTGCCCCCGTTGTACGCGCTCAACGCCTCGGTGCGGGCCACCGTCTCGGCGCGCCCGCGCCACACGTGCGCGCCCCCGTCCAGGAGCGAGGCCTCCACGCGCTCGGCCATCTCCGGGATCGACTCACCTGCGTTGATCCCCTTCTGCACCTCGCCAGCCACCTGGCCGAAGAGCCAATCCGGGGTGGCCTGCATGTGGTTACCGACCTCGGCCAGATGCTGGAGCACCCACGGCCGGGAGCGGAACTCCGTGCCCGGGGCCGCGCGGGTGAAGGCAGCCGCGATGATCGACTCCACGGCTCCGGCCACCGGACGAACCAGCGCGCTGGCGAAGCGGTTAGCGGCGCCGAAGATGCCGAGCGGGTCCATCAGCCGGCCAAGGCCGAAGCCTGAGAACACGCGACCGCGCACGGAGTCCAGCCACTCGTCCACACCACGGAGGTAGGCCTCGGTGACGGTCTCCTCTGCGGCCAGCATGTAGCCGAGCGCGGCGCGCCGGGGCGCCTCGAAGCGGTCACTATCAGCCATCGGACGCCCTTGTCAAGTGTGGCCATACATGCGATGATGGAGGCATGACGAATCCAGCGCCGCGAGACGGCATAGACAGCGCCCGGGTGGTCGCCATGTTCGAAGGCGAAGAGCCCACCGACGACCCCGCCAAGGCCACCCGCATCGAGGTGGAAGAGACCGCCGATGACGGGTCGATCACATCGACCGTTTTCATCAGCTAGTACACCCCCCGAGGCTTCGGGGATTCGTCGCGGTCGCGCGCTATCAGCGTCTTCTGTCGGGCGGCCTCGTTCGGGTACAGGTCGTCCAGCACCTTCGCACGGTCCGGGAACAGGTCCCGGAAGAAAACCGCCGTCTGGAAGTAGCTTCCGTCTGACCTGCGCACGTTGGCAGTGCCCACGCGGCCCTGCTGGTAGAGCCGCAGTGACTCGGCGAAGTCCTCCTGAAGACTGCTCTTGCCGTACTCCGTCACCCCGTACGGCGCTTCCTTGCTCGGCGGCCCCTTGATCATCTTGATTGGGAAGGCGCCCTTCTTGGGCGGGTCCAGCCGCAGATCCTTGATCGGCGCGTTTACCTTGTACTGGCCGGTGGCGGTCAAGAGCCGGCGTCCGTCGGTCTCCTGAATCCGCTGCCACTCCGGCCCGTTGCTGATGGCGTGCGTCCGGCCGTCGATCATGTCCCGGTTGTGGCCATACTCGTGGACCACCAACTCACGCTCGGTCTCGCCCACCTTCGTGGGGTGCTCGCGGCCGGGCCGGCGGCCCCAGAAGTTGACAGCGCCATGTCCAGCACTGGCGAAGGCCTGGTGACTCTTGTTCTTGAACCGGTCTTGCCAGTACGCGTCCCCGGGGTTGTCGCCAGCGACCCACGCATAGGCGTACTGGTAGTCATCCCGATCCTCCGGCAGGTCGCGGTGGATGAAGGACAGATCCTCGGCGATGCGCTGCGCAACGGCCGGGTCGTCGTTCTCAATGGCATAGGCGATCTTGCCGATGCGGACCGCGTGACCTGACTTGATCTTGTAGCCGTTGATCGTCAGATCCTTGATCCGGACCGGTGCCTTTGTCGGCTCTACGATCTTCTCGTACCAGGGCGTGAAGCTACCCGAGTCGCCGATCTCCTTCGGATTCTCGGAGAAGTAGGCGTTCCGGCGTTCCTTCAGCTTGTCGGCATGGACGATCTTGAAGGACTCGATCATCTCCTGGTATTCGGCCTTGTCGAAACCGAATTTGTCCGTCTTGTCCCCGCTCGCCTCCAGGTCGGCGATGTTCTTAGTCAGGCGATCGATCCGGCGTTTCTGCTCGGTCTCCATCTCGCCCTGAATGCGGTCCCACTCGCGCTCGCGGGCCGTCTTCTCCTTCGGCCGGGGCGCCTCGGCGAGGGTCTTGCGGTCCCTGGCGTCGCCCTCGCGGGTCATCTGGCCGGACAGGTAGCGCGCGTGCTGCGACCACTCGGCGAAGGCACGACGGCCCTGCCGGTCAGGCGCCGGGGCGTTGCGGTCCGGGTCCACCTTCTTGCCATTGCCCGAGCGCGCACCGGAGCGCATACCCGCCCGCTTGATCTTCTCGGCCTCGGTGAACGGACCCACGCCGGGCACGTCACCGTGCACGCGGGGCTTGCCGACGCGGTGGCCGTGGGTCTTCTGGTTGTGCCGGCCGGGCAGGTGGTAGGTGTCCACCGACTCCCACCACTCGCCCACGTCTCCGGCGTCGGCGGTCATCGAGTCATCTGCGGGGATGTCGCCGGGCTCGGCGTCCGCCATGATCGAGATCAGGCCGGACCAGAAGATATCGTCGGCCGGGCGCCCGCCCGCCTCGTGCGGATCTCCGCCACCGGCAGCCAGGTCGTAGTCCGGGTCTCCGTTGGCCTTGGCGCACGCCGTCCACCACGCTGAGACGCGCGTAGCGAGGTCGGTGTCTCCACCCGCGTGCGCGGTCATGGCGTCGGGGAACAGGGGCAGCACGCCGAACCAGGAGCCATCGGCGCCGAGATCCAGCATGAAGTCCTTGCCGGCCCAATTCTTCTTGCGGGGCGTCCAGCCGAGCGCGGCCCACTCGCCGGGGGGGGGCGGCGCGCCGCGCGCCCCGCCGGCCGGGGTGGTGCGGCGCGCCAGGTCGGCGTATCGCTGCTGCGTCTCCTTGTCCTTGATCATGGAGAGCAGTCGACTCTTCCGGCCCATCAGCGGGTCCGGCCGGGCGTAATCGCGGTGCGCCTCAATCCACCGGGCCAACTGGTCGTAGTTCTTCCACTGGTAGCCCTCCTTGGCCCACGCATACTTGCCGGTCTCGACAGCCAGCAACTCGATGGCGTCGATGCCGGCGGCCCGGTACTGGTCCTTGGCGTGTGTGTTCCACCGGGTGGCGAAGCCCTTGCCTTGCGCGCTGTCGATCAGCGCGAAGGAGTCGTGATAGGCGCGCGGCGCGGTCGGGTCTCCGTAGCCGTCGGACCACTTCGGCGTGCTGGTGGAGGTGCCAC